GGTAATGTAATTAATTGTTCATTATAAAATTCAGAACCTTCTTTCATTAAAGTATTTGTCCAAAAACCACAAGATAAACTTAAATAGTTAGTTATATCTTTACTTATTTCAACTTTATAACATAAGTCACCTCCTGACTTAGGACAATTTATAATTTCATCGTATTGCATAATTAATTTATTTTAGGTAATTCTACGTTTGTTTTAGGGTTTAAAGTAGGTAATTTTAAATCTACTTGTTTAGGAAATTCAGGTATATTATGTTTTAATATATTACCTACTAATTCCCTCATTTTATCTTTACTAAAATTAGTTCTTATATGATGACCCTGTTGTTTAGCTGATACTATATATTTTTTATAATTACTAAATACATTTTTAAATGCTTTACTAGCATGTCCTTGATCAACACTAAACCATTGGTAATCTTTTAATAGCCATTTATTAGCAGCTGATGGGTGTACATTTTCCATCTTACCTGGTAATAAATAAGCAAATGAAGGGTGTAAAAAATCTAATTGACCTGACCAACCAGAAGCAATTACTGGTTTTTTAGATAAACAAAATTCCATTAAAGGTCTACCATAACCTTCTCCCTTAGTATGAGAAACCATAGCTTTTACTTTTGAATGATTATATAATTCATTCATTTCTTGGTTTGTAAAATCACCTTGTAATAAATAAACATTAGGTAAATCATTTCCGCCTATGGAATCTCTAATTTCTTTAACTCTATCTTGTATAGTATCTTTACTGATATGATTATCTACTCCAGTTGATGCTTTTAAAATTAAAGCAGGTTTAGTACCTTTTTTATTTTTAAATGTTTCATAGAAATTTTTAATCATTAAACCAACATTTTTTCTATCATGTCCTACAGCACCTTCCATCCACATACCAACAAATAGAAAACAAAATGATTCTTTAATTTCATCTAGTTTTAATTTATTATCTTTAGAAGGTAAATGTTTATAAATATCTAAATCTGCACCCTCAAAAACAACATGAATTGGTTTTTGGTTACGAATCATTTGCCCTGTAGACTTTCCAGCCTTATCTAAAGCATCAAATTCAATATTTTCAAATATATGTTTACTGTGTTTAGATGAAACAAAGTTCATATTCATCCTATTTAAACCTACAATCCAATCACCAGTACAACCTGTACTTTCAATACCTGCTGTACAACCAATATTAAATTTTCCTATAGGTTGAAATTCATTTGGAATAGTAATTTGCATCCATACATCTGGTTGGATGCCTTGAGGTACTCCTTGAACTGCATGATCCCATAAAAATTTCCACTCTTCATGTTTAGCACAAAAACCCCATGTTGTATCACCCCATTTTTGAGGTAATAGTTTAACATCATATTGATCTAACTCAATAATAGCTTTAACAATATCTCTAGAACGTGCCCCATAACCACTATAGGTATCAAAAGGACAGCTTATATAAAACGTTGGTTTACTCATTAATATATTAATTTATGATTTAAAAATTTACCTTTATACTCATTAAGGTTTGTAATCGACATTTTAGGTCTTGGCTCCCAAATTTGAAATAATTCATCAAATGCCTCCAAAACTCTCTGACCTTGATGTTTAGCTGTAAAGCCAGCTTCATCACCAATAGCCCATTCTCTACCTGCCAATCCTCTTTTATTTCTTTCTTCTGGGGATAAATTATATACTTCAGTTAATCTATCAACTGCATCTTCCCATTTACATCTATCATCAAAAATATAAGGTGTTGGAGGTGAACCTTGAACTGATCTACTCGATGGATAAACTGGGAATGCCCATTCACCATGTTCTTTATAAGTACCTCTATGATTAGAAGGTACATCAGGACTTGGAGTAAACCATTTTCCATTTTCATCTACAAATCTCATTTGATCCTGCATTCCACCTGTTGTGTTAGCTATAATTGGTGTTCCAGCTAAGATAGCTTCAGTTATAGTTAATCCCCAACCTTCATTTGAGGTTAATAACATTTGGACATCAGCTAAATTATAAAAATAATTTAACTCTTCCCTGGATAATTTGTTAGTTGAAAATAATACAGCGTTTGGATATTTTTCTCCAAATAAAAATTCGTTAACTTTAGCTAAATTAGTTCCATGTTGAGATATTACTTCAGTATGTAACACTAATTTACAACTTTCAGCTTCTTCTTTAGGTAATGAATCTAAAAATACTCTAAAAGCCATCATTGTATCTGGAATTTGTTTTCTTCTAATGTTTCTAGAATTAAAGAAAGCAACAAACTTTGTTTTGTTATCATCTTTACCTAATACTCGCTTTCTAAAAGCTAAATATTTTTTATCTTTTTTATCTATTGGGTAGTAATGTTCGGAATTTAAACCATGAGGAACATATTTAAATACTCTTTTGCTATTATCAACATCATCTAAAACAAGCTTGTTAATATTAACTGTTTGTTTTGAAATACCCATTAACATATCACAAGACTCATAAAATGGTTTATTATACATTGGAGCTGGATAATCATCCCAAATATTTAGATAAGTAATAGGACATACTTTTCTAATTTCATGTTCCATATTAAATACCCAAGTAAAATATCTTGGATCTGTAATAAGTAAAATAGCATCTGGTTTTTCAGTTGCCATTACTTGTCTTAATAGATCTGCTGTTCCATATCCATCTACACACCAAAGAAATACACTAGCATCTTTAATATTAGCTTGTTTAGAACAATCATTACTAATATCTAATCTTTTGCCTTTATCTGGGTGTTTTAATGCTCCAGCTAACTGCACCCAGTTATAATGGTGACAAGTCTCTAATACAATTTCTTTACCTACTGTAGCAACACCAGAATGTACTCTTATATCATCTGTGATTAATAATATTTTCTTCCTTTTATCCTTAGGAAGATACTTATAACTTTTATTCATTAATTTTTTGTTTAAAGTTCTATATTAGTTTGGTTTGTTATTTGTTTTCTAAAATCTTCATCTGTAAGGTACAAAAAGATTGCTCTATCAGCAAGTTTTTGGAATGAGAATTTTCTCTTTACACATTCAATTTTAAAATTTTCGAATAGGCCAGCTTGAACTTTTACACTTGTAAGTGTCATTGGTTTTTTATTACTCATAATCTTAATTATTTAATAACATTTATATTTGATTATACATATATGTAAATATATAAAAATAAATATCTAAGTCCAAATAGTTTGGCATTGTCCACACTTACAAGGATATTTCATATCTTTAATTTCACCCTTTGAATTAAATACTTCATTAATAAAATCAGTAATAGCTTTTTTAGCTTTATTCAATTTTATTTTTCCACTTGCGGGTTTAAATTCTTGTATTCTAGTTTGGGGCCAATCACTTTTTTCCCAGATTTTTCTTTTAACTATAAAATACTTAATATCAATTTTATCTAAAGGAATACCAAACTGTTCTGAGAAGTATTGCTTATATAATATTAATTGAAATTGTTTATCTTCATCTTTTTTCATTCTATCACCCCAACCTTTAGTACTTGTTTTTATATCAATAATATCAAATGTATCACTATTTTCATTATATAAAACAACATCTAAAAATCCACTATAAAATAAATTATTTAACATTTTATTAGGACGATTAAGAATAGGTAACTCAATTCCTACTAAATGAGTACCTCGTTTTGAAAAATAACCACCCACTTTTTTCTTAAAGAATTTAAGTATTTCAACTCCATCTTCGTAAAATTCTCTCATTTGAACAGCTGATGAGAAATGAGTTTCATTATTTTTCTTGTATTGAGTTTGATATTCATCCATCAATACTGTTTGGAATTTTTCTTCTAAATCTAATGCTTGTGCCGCAACTTTAGACTTACCATAAAATACAGTTAAATATTCTTGAATTGTTTCATGAATAGCAATACCAAAAATCATGTAAATATTAGGTTCTCTTTGATTGATTTTATCTTTGTACTGCAACTTCCATTTATGTGGGCATTGCTTGTACATTGTCAATTGAGAATAAGATACATTCTTTTGAAATGCATAGTTTAACTTCTCAGGAAGATTCTTTTGAATTTCCTTAACTATTTTAGGTATTTTTTTAGCCAAAACTTATTTTTTCCATTTATCACGTCCTACTAATAAACCAATAATTCCATAATTAGCTATATCAATAAACGTGTCTTCCATTCCTTCTCCTTTAACAAAGTTTTTACCGTTATTAAGAAGATTTTTTAGTCTTGAAATTTTATCAGTTAATCTGATGCATAAACCAGTAAGTGAAAATTTCTTATCTGCTTCATTTTTTAAATCACCACCTAAAGCAATATTATTTAAACCATAATCCATATGCTTACGAGCAAACATCTCATACATTTCATCTTGAATTTTTTTAAATTCACTAGATAACTCTGGATATGATGTTTCAAATACTTCAACTACTCCTAAACCTGCAATAGTATTTTCTTTTTCAACTGCTTTATCGAATTCTGCTTCGCTTACTAACTCAAAATGTTTTTTTACACTATCACCCATTAACTTGTGCTTTAGGTTTAAAATATTTCTCTAAAATCTCTAATCTTTCTTCAGATGAAGCAAGTAATTTAAGTGCTTCAGTACAGTTGTCCCAATAATCTTTTGTTGAGTGATCACCTATACCTGCAGGATTATTTGTTAATAATTCAACACTAGCTAGAGCTTTATTTTTATCCGCCTCTGCTTCGGATTTTAAAAATTTGTAAACTTCTAATTTCATAATAATTTATTTATTTCTTTTTTTTGTATTCCCATACGCTCCAATATACGAAAAATTTCGTCATCTCCCAAAAAGTTCAAATATTCTCTTACTTCATTTTGTGAACATTCCCAATATTTAGATAAATATACTAATAACTCTGTTTTTTGTTGTTTGATATTAGATTTAATATACTTATTCCATTTATTATTCTTAGGAATATATTCTCTATAAATTGAGTATATTTGTTCCTTATTTTGAGGGTGAATTTTCTGAGCTTCATTTACTAACTCCAAAAAGTCACTATTCATAGACATAAATCTATGAATCATATAACTATTCCAAAGTTCCCAATCTTTATCTGAGAATGATGAGGGATCGGATTTAATTGAATTAATCTGTTTTAACCAATCCCAAACATTTTTAACCATTCTACTCAGATAAAATACTTGAATCAGCTAATTCTTCTCTTAACTCCATTGGTAATCCATCTGCTAATATCTTATCAGTATAAGGATCAACAAAAACTGGAATAGGCATGATAGCATCGCTTTCAGTACCTGCAACGTATTTTGAAATTTTTCTAAGGATAACTCTTGACTTCCAAATGTCTGTACCTTTAGAATTTTTAACTGGTTTAGTTGATGTTAAATCAACATTTACTTGTGGTTGTTGTGGTGTAGCACCACCTGCACTTCCTCTCATATTATTTATTATTTATTAAATTATTAATTAAACTCATTATATTAATTTCCTTATCAATTCGGAAATTAGCTTTGTATTGATGGTCATTAACTAAAATAGCTACTGTACCTTCTTTACCAGGCATATAATCACTTGCTTTATCATATAAAGTTCTAAATAGATCTTCATAATCATCTGTATTAGCGTTAGCAACTATTTGTCTAATATTTTTAAAATTTGGTTTAGATTTCTTTAATTCATCTATAATTCCATCTATATAATTAGATGAAAATAAAACTGATTTATCTAATTTAAGTTCACCATTAACTGTATTAGCTTGAATTGTATTAATACATTTTCTTAAATCGGGATAAAATTGTAATACTATGGATCCTAAACTGTCCATATCAAATGCAATTTTTTCTAGATCCATAATCCAAGATAAATGGTAAGCAACTTGTTTTTTGCTTGGTGGAACTACTTTTAATACTTGACATCTTGATTGTAGTGGATCTATTATTCGTTCCACATAATTACAAGTTAAAATGAATCTAGTAGTTCTGGAGAATGTTTCTATTATATTACGTAATGATGCTTGGGCTTGTATAGTAAGAAAATCTGCTTCATCTAATATAACTACTTTAAGTGGTTTAAATGATGCTACGGAAGCAAAGCTAGATACTTTATCTCTAATAGTTTCAATACCTCTTTCATCTGAAGCATTTATATAAACATGGTCACAGTCTAAATTATTAACTATTAATTTAGCTAATGTAGTTTTACCTGTACCAGCAGGTCCATAAAATATAAAATTTTGGATATCATTATTATATAATTGAGATGCAATGGAAGATTTTAAATTCTCATTACCAACATAATCTTTTAATTTTACTGGTCTGTATTTTTCTACTAGTAAACTATGATTAGTATTCTCCATAAATTGAATATTGTTTAATTGGTTCAGGTTTTACTTCTTCTTCAGTTGTAGAAATAGCATATAACTCACTTTTTAGGGGAGCTAACCTATACTCCCCTTTAAAGCCAGTTTTCACCATATAAGCTTCTAAGGCATCAGTAAGCGTTTTATGGATAGGACCATCAGGTTCATTTGCAATAAGTCTCCACTTATCACCTGGTGGTACCCTGCGAGCAATTAAAATATTCTCTTCTATAACCTTCTTTTTTGACATAACTATAATATACGAAATTATTTATTAAATTCCAAGTCCTGATTGAGGTACTCCATTATTTTCATAACCTCTATCTTTAAACTCATCACTATCTTTATCTTCAATAATAGTACATTCTGTTAATAAAACTGTACCTGCTACTGAAGCTGCATTTTGTAATGCTAATCTAGTAACTTTAGTTGGATCAATAATTCCTGCTTCCTTATAATCTATTACTTTTCCTTCATCAATGTGAATTCCTGCCCAATGATCATTACCTGAATCTACTAGTTTATATTTACCTAGTAATTGTGCTTCAGTTGAATCATAACCAGCATTAAGTAATATTTGTTCAAATGGTTTACCACATGCTTTATATACAATCTCAGCTCCAATACTTTCTTTATTTTTAATAGCTTCTCTAGCATAAAGTAAAGCAACACCACCACCTGGGAGTATTCCTTCTTCAATTGCAGCTTTTGTAGCATGTAATGCATCATCAACTCTATCTTTTCTTTCATTCATTTCAGTTTCTGTAAATCCACCTACATGAATAATAGCGACACCACCTACAAATTTAGCTAATCTATTTTGTAACTGTTCAGTTTCATAAGGTGTTTTTGATTTATCAAGTTGAACTTTAATTTCTTCAATTCTTGATTCAATTTTTTCAACTTCACCTTTACCATCAACTATAGTAGTTTGTTCTTTTTCTACAGTTACTATTCTAGCTTCACCAAACCAATCCCAACTAAATTTGTCTAACTTCATTCCTTTATCTTTACTAAATACAGTACCACCTGTAGTAATAGCTATATCTTCTAAGATAAGTTTTCTTCTATCTCCAAAATCGGGAGCTTTAACAGCACAAACACTTAATGTACCTCTCATTTTATTAACTATAAGAGTAGCTAATGCTTCATTATCTATATCTTCAGCAATTATTAATAAAGATTTACCTTGAGCACCTACTGCTTCTAAAATTGGAAGTAATTCTTTAACTGAAGATAATCTACCATCAACAATAAGAATAGCAGGATTTTCAAGTACTGAAGTCATATCATTGTTGTTAGTAACAAAATATGGAGATTTATAACCTCTAGCAAATTGCATTCCTTCCACAGTTTCAATATAATTATCTGCTGTTCTAGATGATTCAATATGAACTACACCTTGTTGACCAACTTTATCTACTGCAGTAGCAATTAATTTTCCTACTTCATTATCATTATTAGCTGAAACTGTAGCAATTTGTTCTAATTGATTTTCTTCACCTATATCCTCAGATAATTTTTTCAATTGTGAAACAACTTCTTTTACTGATTGGTCAATATCTCTTTTGATTTGAACTGCATTTTCTTTATTATCTAGAGCTGTTAAACCATTTTTAATGATTTCTCTAGCCAATAGTGTTGATGTAGTTGTACCATCACCAGCCTTATCTGCTGTTTTAATTGCAGCATACTTAACTAATTGAACTCCAAGTTCTTGATTAGTTTCTTTTAATACAATATTTCTAGCAACTGTAACACCATCTTTAGTACTTTGAGGTGGGTCAATAATACCCTTACCTATAACAACATTTCTTCCGTTAGGTCCTAAAGTTGAAACTACAGCATCAGCTAAAATATCTATACCTTTAATTAAATTTTTTCTGGCTTGTTTGCCAAATTCTACTTTTTTCATAATCATTTTTATATATCTGTTAAATGTTCTTTATCAATTTCACTTACTTCTGTTTCCGCCAGTACATCTTCTACTGGTACAGTTACTTTGGCTAAGATTTGATTCTCAGGACCAACATAATATTCTTCACCATCAAATTGTAGTTTAGTGAATCCCATAGTTGGTAAGACAATTCTATCTCCCACCTTAATAATTGTTTGTAAAAATTCTCCTGAATGTGTATGCTTTCCAGGACCTACAGCTATAACTTCACCTACTTCATTTAATTCTTTACCCATGTCTGGTACAATAATACCCCCATAAGTAACTTCCTCATTTTCAATAGGTTTAACAATAACTGCGTCAAATAGTGCTTCTAAGTTCATAATTGTGTAATGTATTGTTTAATATTTGATTCGATTTTTTTATAATTTTCTATAACATCATCAATAGATGTATAATTTTCTTTCGTATGCAATTGCATTTTTGAAATAGATTCTAATGCACTTCCCAAATTGGGATGGTAAGTTTGGGGTTTACTATATTCCTTTCCTTTACCTTTTGTTCTAAAATGGTCAGCATTAGGTTTAATACGTTCTTGTACAGTATAACAATGGTCATCCTTTGTTATAAAGTAAGGATCCAATTTAGGATCTTCTATAATTGTAAGTTGTTTGCTTTTTTTCATAACGTCAATATACGAAAAAACATTTGCTAGGACACGTTTTTTCAGTAAAACTTTTATTTAATCTTAATAGATTTTGGTTTAGCTTCATCAGCTAAAGGTATAAAAATATCTAATAGACCATTTTCTAAAATAGCATCAATACCACTTAAATCAAATTTAGGTGCTATTTTGTATCTTAAATCAAATGATTTTTTAGATAAACCATTATGAATCATTCCATCATGGAATTTCTCATCTTCTAGTTTAGTATAACTAATTTTTAAAATATCCCCTTCAATATCTACTACAATGTCTTTTTTAGTAAGACCCGTACAAGCTACTTCAAAATGAAGTCCTGCATCATTGAAAAAAATATTAACGGGATGTGGTTGTTTGAAATTTCCAACAGGTTGAAATGTGCTGTCAGATTTAAAGTGATTCCTAAAAAGGATGTCGAAAGGACTTATATGCCTTTCAAAGATTTCTAATGTACTCATATCATTTTATTTTATGGGGCCGAAGCTCCCGGTTAATTTAAAAACACAACTTGTGCCCTAGCTACAATGTTTTGTTTATTATACATATCAATATAATAAGGAAAATTCACTTCTCCAAATTATTTTATTTGACCTGGCAATAATTCTGTATCAAAGAAAAACATATGCCATAATCTACCAGACTCAATATCCCACCCAAAATAATCCTGAGCTGCATGAATACATTTAGCATCAAAAATAACTAATCTATTGTAAACATTTCCTGCAACATCAACATCTTCATAAGGATGAGGATCAACAAATGTATGTTGATTAAAAGCATGATCAATATTTTTACCATTTACTGGTTCTTGACTGTGTCTTATTTTAGTTTCTTTATGTTGCATCAATCTTGTACCTGAAGCAACAGGAGCATTTGGAGTTAAATAAATCATTCCTGCCCACATTTGTTGGTCACAATGGTAAACTAAAGAAGTACCTGAGCTAGCAGATTGGAATCTTCCATTCATACCATAATCTTCCCACATTTCTCTACCAACAATTTTTGAGCCAATAATCTGTTCAAATCTTTCTTTAACCCCATCAAATAAATATTGTTTTCTGGTTCTCATACCTAAATAACCTGGGTCATCAAAGTAATATTGTTTTAAGGCAAATTCCCTAATAGCATCTGGATCTTCATAGAAATTGTCTACAATCCACATTCTAGGTTTTGGTTCAGGATTAGGTTTAAATTCATTAGTATAAATTTGACCCCACTGGCTATCTGGTGCAGAATCTACTCTTTTAATTTTACTCATAGTTTTTAATTTATTCGTTTCGTGCTATATAATAAATACTGTTTATATCTCCTTCAAATGCAATTTTCATCATCCCTTGTTTAGAGATTTTAATAGAACAATTATCTATATCTTTATTTGCATTTAAAATATCTTTAAATATATCAGAATTAAATGGTAATTTTACATCACTATCTTTTATAATTCCTTGTAATTGGTACTCTATTTTATTTGAAAATCCTGTATTATCACCAAATAAAAATTGGCAAACTAAATTTCCATCTAAATCTTTAGTTGATTGAATTAACATATTGTCTACATCATTTAAAGCATTTTTAGCTTTAATTAAATTATCTACTTCTTCTCTTTCTAAGTCTAATTCAATTTCAAAACCTTCATCTGGATCACTATACCAAGGTGTTTTTCCCATGATAAGTGTATCAGCTAAAGCGTAAGCTAGTTCAAAATTAGTATCTGATATGTTTAATTTGGTATGTAATTCACCTTGTTTTTCAGATGATAATAATAAATCACCATTTGTAATAGCTAAAAGTTTTATTAATTTATTTGTATCGAATACTCCTACTTCACAATCCTCAAATTCAAAATTATCTAAAACTACTTTACATACCCTACCTGATTCACCAGCATAAACAGTTAATGTATTATCCTTGATTCTCCATTTAACCTGATTATTTAATCCATTAATGTAATATTTTGCAATAAAAGATTGTAGTGTGTTTTTGTTTATCATATCGTCAATATACGTAAGTTTCTTTATACCTCAAAGGAATCAAATGCATTTATGTAGGGGTTTAAATCTAAACTCCATTGTAAATCACTAAAAAATCCTTCTAATTTATTTAATAATATAGATTCAAATACTTTTTGTCTATCAGCATAAGCATTTAAAAATTCCTTAATCTTATCTGGCATGTCATAATCAAAAAATGCTAGTGCCTCTATTTTATATGGGTTATCTTTTAGATAGATCCATTTAACTTTATCAGCCATAGTAATAAGATTATATTTTCTATCTAATTTCCATAATTTAAGTAAATCATTATAACGAATAGCTGCACGAACAGGTGCAGGTGCTCCCTTTAATATTTCAGTAAATAATTCTCCAGCTCTAGCTGAATGTCCAGAATATTTTTGTAATTTTTTTACAGCAGTAGGATTACCTAATTTAGTTAATGGTATTTTACCACTAATTATTTTATGTTTAAAATCCTTAATCTGTTTTATTATATTATCCTTTTTCTCACCCTTTAGAACTTGTTGAAGGATATCGTTGAAAAATTCCCCCAAAATAGGTGGAAAGTTTGCTTTCATAAACTCTAGACCTTTGATATCCAAGACTTCTTTGTTTATACCTTCTTGCTTTGTAATCCATTGTGCGTATCTTCTTGTTGCCCTGAAATAAGCTGAACGAATAACACATTCAGTTTTCATTTCAAGTCTGTGATTCGTGACGTTGAAGGTCTCACGAGCTAACCTATTATAATCTTCTGTTATTATATCTTGATAAGCTAAAGCTACTTTTTCTAAGTTACCATCTTTTTCTTCATCAGATAAATTTTCAAAATTAGGAAATAAATGTAAAAGTATTGGTTCAGCATTAAAGTAATTTGAGTCTGTATCCACATAAGCACAATAATTTGTGTCTTCTTTATCGCAAATAAACCAAGGTGTTTCTTCTAAATGCTTCATTTCCAACTATCTTTATTATAGTTACCTAATTTAAAAATTATATTATCTTTTTCATAAATAAAATCAGCTATTTCCTGATCCATAAATCTAGTAACTTTTTGATGTCCATTATCATCATATTCATCTAATGGTTTTTCTCCAGCTACTGAATTATGTAATATTTGAGGTTTAATTTTTTCCCAATTTTTAATATTATTAATAAATTGAGGAATACTTTCCCAATCCTCAGCTATATGTTCCAATCTAATAAAATAATCTGGAACAGCCAAGTCTTTCCATTCATACCAATAAAACATATCTAAATCATCAGGATAATTTTTATATCTATGTTCATAACAATATTCTTTAAAATCAAAAGTAGCACCATCTGCCCTTAAATCAATATAAGCTGATACTGCTCTAGTATAAGGATTTCTAATAGAACAAATGATTTGATAATCTTCACAACCTGGAGGGATGCCTTGATCATGTAAAAATTGTCCAAATTTTTCTTCTTTTTCTTCCCAAGGATAATAAACGTATCTATCTCCTAAACTATCAAAAGCAGCTAAATTACTTCTACTGGCACAGCCAGCAGTAGCCCAATAAATTAAACCATGTTCTTTATTATAGTTCATATTCTTTTACATCAAGATAATCACTTCCAGTTACAAGATTAATATCATTTTTAAGATCATTCCTTTCTTCATTTAATTCAAATATTTTTCTTGAAGCTTTTATAAATTCCTTATCTTTAATTTTTTTATTTCTTACTATATTTTCTAAATCCCATAACATTCCATTAATACGAGCTAAATTTAAATATAACATTTGAAGCGAGCTATCATTTTTAGTAAATAAACTAACACATTTAGGGTTTAGCTCTAAAAATTCTCTTTCTACCGCAGCTAATTTAGCTGAATCTTCTACTCTAAGTTTTTTTAACTCTAAAATAGAAATTCTATCTAATAACTCACCATTTGAAATTTTTATCTTCATCTAAAATCTTGTATCACCTGGGATTTTAATTACAGGTCCAGGTTTTTTACCTTGTGAATCCCTTAAAGGGCTATCTAAATCAATTTGAAATGTTACATTATTTATTTTAAATCTAAATACTCCTTGTTTTAGAAATTTTTTAAATGCTTTTTCTTGTTTTTCAGACCAAAGTTCACTCATAGTAATTAACTCTTCTTTACTGATAGTTTCCCCATTTGCTATAATATGCATATTTTTTCTAATAGATTGTTTTTTTAATGTCATATGTTTAATTTAATTTCATTTCTTATTACTTTATTCATATGCTTATTTGCACATAAAGCAGATTCTTGAATAATTCTGTGACCAGATAAAGTAATTGCTTCACTTAATATAGATTCTGGTAATCCATATCTAAATCCAGGTAATGCTGTAGCACCATATAAACTATTAAGCAAAATTTTCATTGTATATTGCATTAAATAATAATAATCCCCCATTACTTTATCTCCTGATTTAAATGCTTTTTTCATTTTGTTTTTGTAATCAACTCTTTCATCAAACCATTTATTTAAAACAGTTGATAATGTTGATTCTTTTTCAGTTGAAAAAATAGAACCATTAGCAGATATTGAAAAATTATTTTGTTCAATCATTGCCACTAATCTACCAACATTAACTCTAGTAGATTTATCTTTAGAATTTCTAATTAATAATTCTTCTTCAGGATCACGTTTTTTTAAATCGTTAAGACCCAATCTATTATTACGGTCATCTGCATCAATAATACGCCCTACAAAAGTTTCTCTACCTATGTTTAAAGACATAATTATAGATGGATACAGCGATGTTAAATCCTCATCAAACATATATTTGTACAATCCAGCTTTGGGGCAAAACAAATAACCCCCAGCATATCCTTTTTTAGCTTTAGGGTTAGCATGTCTAGCAGGTGGAATAATTCCTTGTGATAATAAGTAAGCTGATATAGCTCCATCTTGTGTAACACTATTAGCATATACTTCACTATAATTATGTTTACCCTTATGTGATAGATTTTTAGTTAAAGCAATATATTGAAGTTTTTCATCTAATAACTTTAATATCTCAACATCACGGAAGTTATATTGGATAAATTTATGTATATCAGATTCAAATAATTGATCTAAATTACCTTCATATTCTACTTTACCTATACCAGTATATTTTTCTCCAATAGCATCTAATTTCCAACTAGGCTCATCTTTCCAACTGTACTTTTTATGTAAACGAATATAATCTAAAGATTCAACTCCAATTATATCTACAAACTGATTACGTTTAAAGAAATATTCATTATTCTTTTTTGCATTAACTTTACCAATTGGTGATAAATGATCAGCCCAATCTTTACCTAATACATTACACATTCTATAATATAAATAAGGTATATCAAAGAAATCACTATTATAACCTATTAAAATGTCAGGATCAATTTCTCTAAACTTTTCTAAAAATTTACCTAATAATTCACTTTCTGTTTTACAAGGTATAATTTCTTTATTTTTAGCTTTAGTATGATTTAATTCTGATTTTTTATCTAAAATTAAAATAGACCACCAATCTTCTTGTTTATCCCACCAAGCTATAGAAGTAATAGGCATTGGAGCACTTTCAATATATTCCTCGGTTAAGGCGCCTCCAATTTCACACTCGATATCAAAAAATAATTCTTTATGGCTTGTAGAAGGTTCATCAGCAGTACCATATCTTTCAACAAGATATTTTTGATGAGGTTTCATATCATGAAAATGTAAATTAGGTGTATTTCTATCCCAATTTGTTGTTTTCTTTAATTTTTCCCCATTAATACCTTTTAAATCACCTTCATTATCTTCTACATAAGAAGCATTATACCAAATAATTTCATCGTACCCAATGTCATCCCAAAGAAATACTTTGTATTTATTATCTTTTATTTTTTGGGTATAACACTTTTTATACATTATCTATTTCTTGTTGTGTAAAAAATTTACGTAAATTGGGTTTAAAATAGTTAATTGATTTCATTACTTTTTTGTCTCTCGTTCTGTAGACAATATACCTTCCTTCCTCAAGTTTCTCAAAATGGCAGGCCTCACCTTGTTCCTCACTTCGAACCCTGACGGTATCCAAGGCTTCTTTTTCAGATTTGCAAGCTTTTGACATATTAGATGCTTGTACTTCTTGATATGCAGGCCATATCTTATCTTTAAGGCCGTGTAACATAGTACCGTTCCCAATGGAAACGTAAGCAATATCGCACAAAGCGTCCAAAACCTCCACGATGTCTCCTCTTTCGCAAGCTTCCTTATATTCTTCAAGTTCTTCAAGGATGAAGTCATAAACGAACTTCCATTCCTTTTTTTCTGGTATTGTTGTTTCATAATTGTTTGGTTTGCCAAATGTGGCATTAAATATTTCTACTTCGTCTACGAAAGGTACCGACGGAGATGCAGGTACTTCGTAGTTTAATTCATCAAAAATTGTTAATTGTTTAGTCATTATTACTTATTTTTTTCCACCAGGATGTTTTTTCACTACCTCGTGGCATGCTTAATCCTCCAATATAATTAGCATCTCCCAGATGCTCAAATTCTTTTAAATAATCAGGTAATGCTTCTGAATCTTTTCTTTCCCAAGGATAAACAATCCATTCTGGGCCAACTTCTTTAGCATAAAAAGTGGGTTTAAATTTTGAAGATGATTTATGATGTAACACAGCATGATATCTTCCTGGTGCATTACTTAATGTTTCTCCTGTATCATTAATATCATCTACAATTATAGTATTATTTTCAGGTTCAAATACTAAAGGTATACCCAATTCATGAGAAATTAATACTGCTGGTATTAATCCTCCTCTTGGTAATCCCATAACTGAATCTATATTAGGATAATCCATGAATATTGTTCTACTTAAAATTTGTATACAATCTATTATCTCATCCCAGTCTAGATATACTTTAGATATTGTGTCCCCCATTATTTATTTTTAAACTATCAAAAAATTCTTTTCTAGCTAAATTATCATTATCTCTAAATACTCCTGTTGCTTTAGTTGTAACCATGGCTGCTCCTTGATGTTTAACTCCTCTACAACTTACACAATTATGTGTACCTACAATAGTAACAATAACACCTTTATTATTTTCACAAATTTTATCCACAGCATTATGAATAGCTGATGTTAGTTGTTCTTGAATTGCTCCCCTCCTTCCAAACAATTCTACTATTCTATTTAATTTAGATAATCCAATTACTCTACCATTATCCCCAACAACATATCCAACATGAACTACACCTCCAATTGTTTGGTGGTGATGAGAACACATTGAAGTTAACGGTATATTTCGTTCTATAACAATACCATCATAACCATCTGATGGAAATGATGTAATTGGAGACATCTGTGTGTATCTACCAGCCCATAAATCATTTACATATGCTTTAGCTACTCTGTGAGGTGTATCAGCTGAATTAGGATCGTTTTGCCAATCACACTTTAATGCTTCTAAAAACCTGGCATAGGCCTTAGTAGCTTTATTAATCATTTTCTGTTTTTCTTTATCATTTAGAGGAAAACCAGGTGCAACTCCATTTGCAAAACCTTCTTGTACTACTTCTAAATCTGTATGTTGTTTTTTTCTTGCCATAACTGTAATATAATAAAATTTTTAATTAACTCCAACTAATTTGCATATTGAAGCCATGTTGTTAAAATGTATTTATCATCCGATTCTGGCATATATCCTTTATGAATATAAGGCCAACTAGCTGGGTGGATGATTAATTTACCCAGTGAAGGTTTTACTTTATAAAAATCTTTACCTTCTTTAAATAAAAATCCAGTTTCACCTCCCTTATCTACATCATTTAAATAAAGAATATAAACAAATTGTCTAATTGATGATTCTAAATTTTCTTTTTCTACATGCCAAGCATTATAATGACCTGATCCTTTGTCATATTTTTGGATTTGTAATAAAGGATAATATGTTTTATCTTCTACAATCATATTATGACGATAAAGATCATGATGAGGAAAATTATTTAAATAAGTATCTGTATACTGATTAAATCTTTCCATAACAAAATTAGATAAATTATCATCACTAGTATTATTTTGATTTAAAATATTATAATCATTGCTTTTTTTATATTCATTTATACCACCATCACCACTCATACCTTTATATGATAATCCCTCATTATGAACAGTTTCAAACCTGTCAATTAGTAATTGACATTCAAAGGGTGTAAAAGCTTTTTTGTATACTCCTATTGTATCTTTAAATTTCATTTAAATATTCTTTTAATTTATCAATTAATACTAATACCTCATCAGGTTCCATTGTGATTGCACAACAAACCCCTACATTTTCTTCAATTTCTTCTAAGATTTCTAATGCTTCTTCTCTAGACACATCTTTCAGTGTTAAATGCCATGATATGAGAACGGCCTGTAAATCTCCATCCTTTATCTCTAACAAAATTCATAACAGGACCATAAGATTCCATTAAGCTTTCCCTATCATCTCCAGCAGGCATAGCCCAAACTTTATCTTTTGGTATTTTACATTCATTAAGAAATTCTTCTACTTCACTAACCATAGATAATTTATTATCCAATACAGGTTTAATGTGGTAATCATCATGATATTCAATAGATTGTTTTATTGCTTCAATATTTAATCTTTTTGAATTATGTTTCTTAACCATCTTTTCATCAACTACAGCTCCTTGAGGTGTTACCGCGCCAATAACTGGCACGCTATTACTAAATTTAGGGCTAATAGATAATAAATTAATAGGGTAGTCTGTTGGGAGAAAGTGACTCCCTTCAGTTTCGATAGTAATAAAAATATCGTTTTCATGTGCAAAATGTGTTAATTCATTAACCAAAGCAGGATGCATTGTAGGCGATCCTCCTGTTAACATCATCTCTTTTATATGAGGATGTTCATTGTACATATCAATAATGTCTTGAAAACAAAATGTACCCTTTTCTGGGTGTATACTAGTATACCAAGAATCACACCACCCACCTTCTCCAAAGTAGCATCTATGTGTGCATCCTGATGTTCTAACTACGATTGTTGGGTAACCTTGTCTTGACCCTTCTGATTGTACTGCAGTGTATAATTCTAATACACCTAGTGTTTTTTGATAGTCTTCTATCCTTTTTAATTGTTTGTGCATATTGTTAATTTTTTAAAGTGGTTTTTCATTCACTAATAACCTATTTACTCGCTATAATAAGCGGCATTTTTTCCATGTTCCGCAAACTTAACTTTAGTAACTCTTACTCTTCCATCTGTTTCCGTCGTTACGAATTCATTAAGCTTGTTATAAATATATTCAGCAAATTTTTCCGCGCCAGTTGCTTCAATAACTCTAACTTGAGCTACGCCTGCAGTATCCATCATTCTAAATGCTTGCAATTCAGGATCATCTTCTGCTATAACCATAGTATGATCAAACATATAATCCATCCATTCTTTAGGAGATAAACCATCTATTTTAGTTTTAGCTCTTTTCATTCCACCAAAATCCCAAACCCAGTTTCTATGATCTAAATCACCTTCAAAGTATACTTTAAATGAAATACCATAACCATGTACAAATCTACAATGTGTATCTGTTGCTTTCCATTGACGAAACACTGTACTAAATCCGTCAAAAACTTTACTTGATTGAAATTTACCCATTATACCATTCTTTAATTTCTTCTGGTCTAGCTAGACCTACTAATCTTTCTCCTAGTTGATTTCCATTTCCATCAACTTTAATTAGTGTTGGGACACTCCTAACACTATATCTTAATGATAACTCACTATCCTCATCAACATTAACTTTTTGATAAGGTAATTGGCTACCTAAACCTTCCATAATAGGACCTAATGCTTTACAAGGTCCACACCAAGGAGCGGTAAAATAAAGTACTTTACTCATAATATTAATTTTAATTTGTTATACTAATTCTTCTACGATACCTATAATCTCCGACAATATAAGAATCCCTACTGCAACCTCCAAGTTAAATAGCAGAAGAAAATATCCTCCTAATCTTATACCCGATTTTATAAAACTTACTATTTTATGCCATTTTTGATTTGGCATATGATCTAAGTTTTCTCTTTCTTTTATAATTCCATCCATATCTTTTATTTTTATCATTTTTTTCCGTTTTTTTTATAATCAATCACAAATCCTACTCCCACTAATATGTTTAATCCTAAACTAGCTAATATTTCATGTATATCCTGATAAACATTTAAACTTAAATGAATATGTCCAATAATCCAAAAGGGGATAGCCATTTGTTGACTATACCATATTAAAGCAAATTCTATAAATTTTTTCATAATTATTAATCAAACCAACCTGTAAACCCAATTCTTTTGTTATTACAACCTTGACTTACTTCAGTTACCATATGAGGGTTTCCTGGTTTACCATTTAAAACTGTATCAAAAACAACTAAAGAATCAAATGGTGGTACAATAGCTTTTATAAGGTTATGATCCCAATCTAATTTACAAAATAACCCTCCATTTTGTACCCCCCAATCTTTAGATAAATGATAAACAAATGCAATTCTCCCATTTGGTCCATCAGTATGAACACCATTATAATGTCCACTTGAATATCTAGAAGTAAAACAATTTTCTGGGTTTAAGTTTGTATTCTTATAACCTGTACATTTTGAAATATAATCAAAAAATTTAGGATTAAAAAATAAATTTTCTATTAAAGGGTGAAAATGATTATCATTTCGTTCATAACAATAAGAAAATCCTTCTTGATTTCTTACATTATAGATATGATTAATTCTTTTTTGTAAATCAGGAGCATCTTTTTTAATATATGGAATATAATATTCTTTATGCTCTACTAAATCTGGGTAGACTGCTAAATCCCAAGGTACATCATCATAAAAATAATACTCCCATATTGTATTAGCACTTTCTCCAAATAAATTAGTTAATTCAAACATACCATGTTTATCCCACTCTTCTTTTACTAAAGTTGGTTCCGGTAAATTGAATTTTATATTATAATCCATATTTCTTTTTTAGTTACCCAGACAGGACTCGAACCTGTGACCTCCTTGACCTCTTTGCTTTTCACGATCGTATCTATTACGAGTTTCACTTTTACGTATAAGTTACTTCTCCGCGCCGAGTTAAGCCAAAGCGAGCTACCTACTGCTCTACTGGGTTTGTTGGCTCGCTAGGGATCGAACCTAGACTCTTCTGGACCAAAACCAGACGTGTTGCCAGTTACACCACGAGCCAAGCCCTTTATGCTGAATAATCAGCTAAGACCTTTGCTACAGAATCTCTAGCTACTTCCCAAGCCACTGGACCAGTTTCGTCTTCATATTGAACGGGATCTGGACGATCCAAAGCAATAAACGCTTCAATTCTTTCAACAGATGAAGCAGACTTATAATCACTGTTCCCACTAGGATAAGGCTTATAACTAGTATTAGTTCGAGAATAGACTTCATTAAAATCGAGTTCTAAAATTTCACATAAATACTCCCCATTTTGAAGTATCCCTAACTTGTCTGTATCGAGATAAGGTGTAAAATACCCTACCCTTTCAGCATCCCAATTACCGACTCTAAATGCATTATCATCTGCATCTCTAAATTCTTGTCTACAATCAGGGTAAATAGCATGATCACCAGCATGTATCCCTAAACAAATATCTACTTTTTCCTCTGTAGCATTTGCTTTAGATAAAGCAACGGCTTGAGTAATAGAAGCAAACATTTTATTTCTATTGGGTACTACTGTTTCTTTCATATTATCTTGCTCATAATGTCCTTCTGGAACATCATCACCACCTTGAACAAGGGCAGAATTTAATAAATCAACTAAACCATCAAGTTTAATTTGTTTATAAGTTACATTGTGACCTTTACTAGCCAGATAATCTATAAGAGACTGTGCTCTTTCCAATTCAACTCTATGTTTTTGACCATAGTCAAATGATAAAGCTGTAACTGAATCATACTCAGATAACGCTCTGAGAAGAAGTGTGGAACTATCCATTCCTCCACTTAACGAAACAACTGCATGTTTATTCATAATAATTAAAAATATTAAAGTGACCCGGTATGTTCCGGATAGGGCCTAAATCCGTTTTCTATTTTTTTAAATCCATTAATCTCTCTAAATACTGTTGTATTATGCAATATATCTTCATATTGTATATCTTCAAATTTAGTATCAAAATGATCATTCATATTTGCCTTAGGTTTTTTATTTAATCCATTATCCCAAAGTAAATTACCTTCTAATGCTGCCATTATTGGGTTAGAGGTATCAATTGATTCTATTCTTGGGTTATTATCATACCACCCAAATTCTTGTGGTATTGAACATCCTAATAAATGAAAGTTAACATCTTTAAGATGATCTAAAGCTAATAATCCTTGTACAAATCTTATTCTACCTAATGCTTTACCCATATCTGGGTTAGTATGTGGGAAGAAATCATTATACCATGTTGCTCCATAAGAAACACATAATTTTTTATAACCTAAATTAGATAATAGGTTAGCACATAAATATGCATCATTTTTATCTTTACCTTGAATTACGGCAGTTATTTTTGTTTTTTTAGGATATTTAAATTGCTTCCAATATTTAGCCTGAGCTGCTGTTTGGTGTCCTTCCATCCAAACATCAGGAACAATAAATTCATTTGGCTTTAATTCCCCAACCCAATGTAATAATCTTTTATGGTCATATGCTTCTCCTAATTCATGAAGTGAATTATCCATAATAACATATCTACCTTTATCTCTAGCATCAATAAAATATTGTTTATATTCATCATCTTGATCTAACAAATGAGGTAAACAATAGTCATAATCATTAAATTCAGGTGATGCTGTTAAAAGACATCTAGGTACTTCATGTGATATTTTAGGCATATTTTTTAGGACGACCGCGTTTTGATATTATTAATTTTTTTCTATATTTGTCTTCTACAATATAATAAAGATCTATCAATTCTCCACGACATTTTAAAGCTTCTTCTTCTACTTGACTTCTATCAATATTAAAATATTTTCTAAAATGAGAATATAAATTATCTAATTTGTTATTTTCATCATTTTCATAATCCTCTAGTAATCGTTTTCTTCGAGCTCCTAATAACTTTGATTTCTCTAAATATTTTTGGATGTCTGGGTAGCATTCTTCATGAATTTCATTCAACATATGTTCACATAACCATGCTTGCCATTGATAACCAGAAGGATCAAAATCACCATTAAAAATTTTATCACGAAAATCTGCTTTATAAGGTAATGGTGTATTTTTATCTTGATACCATCTCCACCACCTAAACTTATTATAATTTATCTTTTGATAATTTTTGTTTAGATGTCTTTCTATTTTTTTTCGACTAAATGGAACATTAAACATACTAACCACAAGGGCAAAATACCCATAAACTAAAATATAACAAATAAAATACTAATGCAATAAATAAAAAGCTAACAATAGCGTCAAATGGTCTTTTTATAAATGCTTGAACTGAATCTTTGATAAAATCTAACATAACTTTTATTTTTTATTTACCCGGTAAATATACGAAAAGGGACTTGGTAATCCAAGCCCCTTTACATATTTCTTAACCTTATCTTATTCTAACTTTAGAATTTAAGACCAAATCCTAATGTCAGATTTGTTGTTTTTGCATTAACATCGTATACTACTTTAGGATCAATGAAAACATTCTTATGGAATGTAAACATTTTTCCAACACCTACTTTAAGTAAGTCAGTATCGAAATCTTCTACTGCAGCATATCCAAAAAATTTCTTTTCACCAAAGAAATATCTTGCATGAATGTCTACTCCTAGATCATCAGATGAATCAACTTGAGATACATTTAAACCTACCATTAGGTTATCTGTAAATCCATATCCAACTGTGGGAGCTATAGACCATTCTGTCCAAGCTACATTTGCAACGTCACCAGTACCTACGTACCAATCACCTTTTACCTGTGCGCTTGCTGAAAGTGTAAACACAAAAGCAAGCAAAATCATCAATTTTCTCATAATTTTTAAAATTTAGTTAATATTCGGGTTAATTGAAACTTCAGCCAGGTAAGACTGAATTTTGTTTTTAATATGTTTAAGAACAATGTGATGAACAATATACGAACCATTGTTCACGACTCCACATTATTTTAATAAGTTTTTGTATTTTCGTCGTCTCTTAATTTTCTTAATTTTTTTGATATTTTTTGTCTATCATTTTCATGGGCTGTATAAGATGCCATGTTATCTAATTTTTCTTCTAATTCTCTAATTTCTAATTCTTTATCATAATGTTCTCCCTCATTTCCATTTTGCCCTATTACATCCATCCTTTTTTCATCTTCATCTGTATATTCCCAATTAGTATGTTTAGCTTGTTCTTCTAAAGTTGCTCCTTCTTCTACGGTTTCTCCATATAAATTTTCCTTATATTTTTTTTTAGGATAAGCTTGATTAAAAGCAAAGTTAGCAGCTATTACTAACGCTACAGCTAAAGGATCAAATACAAAAATTATTACTAAAAGTAACACATTTATAATTTTATCCATAGGATAACCCGTGAGTCCTGATAAATACTTTAGTGGACCTAATTCACCAGCTACATCGGCGTTATTATCTAACTCCAGCACTTTTTGTTGATAAGTACGTAATGAATCTACTGCAATATCTCTTTTTATATTGACATTTTCCCGTTTATCTTCTTCAATTCTGAGTCTATCTTGTGCAGCACGTAAGTCAACCGTGGAAATCGTATTTCGAACGCCTCCAACCACACTGGTGTCCTTGACTTGGATTGAAACGGATCTCGTTTCATTAAGAGAAGTAATATTGTCCAAAGTTTGTTGAAGTTCTTTTTCATATCTGTCTACATCTTGTTGATAAAATTCTATTTTTTGATTTAAAAATGCTTTTTCATTATCAACATAAGTTAATTTATTAAATGTTTCTTGATATGCTGATGATAGAAAACCATAAATACCCATACTAGTAATTAATATTAGTATAACTACGGCAACACTTAAATAATATTTTAATACTTTATTAATTGTGCCCCAATACTGATAAAGTAATGAAGCAGTAACTAATTTAGCTATTTCTAAAGAACCAGCCATTATAATAACTTCAGTACTTGCTCCCGCAAATAATTTACTTAAACCAAAAACCGAATAAAAAGCTGCAGATGCAGATACTGATAGCGCAGAAAACGCCACCAGGAATGGAAACATCCCTTTTTTAATTGTGCTAAACATATAATCTTCTTTTAGTCGTAATCAATATACGAAATCTCTACCTCATCTCCACGTAATAATGCAGCAGCAATTGGAGGGTAGATTCTTTTATAGGCATCATTTGAAGCTCCTATAAAACCATCTTTTGATTTAGAAACGTTTTGTTGTTGTGTATCACCAACTAAAAGACAACCCATTGTATGTTCATCAGTGTTTCCTGTATGAATTAAAATATATTCAAAACCTGGAACTTCTCTTACCCATAACATTCCTTTATGAAAGGAACCATATTTTTTTGTATATCTAGCATGGTAACCACCAACTGTTCTTAAAGTTACCTTATAAGTACCAGCTGGTATTCTGGTTTCACCTTTAATTTTTTCATCTCTAGCTTCATCTTCTAATGTGTAAGCTAAAAATTCTCTTTTATCTGTTACATCAAAAAGTAATCCATTTGTACTATCTTTTTGAGAACTAAATCTTAATACTTCTAATTTCATAATTAATCTAATAAATACCCATAAGGGGTAGCGTTAATATCTAACCCAATTGGGTAATTTTCTAATTTTAAATCAACAGTCATATTTCTTTGAATGTAAGGATTAAAAAATTCTCCTACAGCTGTTAAACATATTAAACCATTATGTATGTCTAATACATTAACATCATTCCAAACTACATATTCTTGATCTCCTGGTATTTCAACCCCAGCATATTTGTTATCTGGATTTTCCCAAGTATAATTCCCAACATCTAATAAAGCATCGTTATTATCAGCATCTGAATCTAAACAATACAATGCAAAATGTTGTCTATCTAATCTTGGTTCTCCATCATCTACTTGGAGATAAAGAATAAATATTTTTTTAACAATTTCTCCCTCATTTTTTCTACCTGCAAAGGTTTTAATTTGAGAGTATCTACTACTAGGATCAAATGATTCTCCATCTAAGCTCATTTCAATTACTGGTAGTAATTCTTCGTCTTTTTGACAACTAGTGAAAATAAAGACACTTAATAATATTAATAATAATTTTTTCATTTTAATTTTGCGTTTTCAATTTCTAATTTTTTTACTACTGATCTTAATTCTTCTACTTCTTTTTGTAGGTATTCAATTCTAAGATCTTGTTTTGCATCATCTGGTAATGCACCCATTTCTCCTCTAGGCCATTTTACCCTAAATTCATGGTTTAACTCAACATCATCTTGCATTCTAATAACATCAAGTTGTAGCTGGGCTATTTCACCTTGTAAAGTGAACCAAACTCCAGCAATCGAAACAATTCCAACAACCATTCCAATTAGAGCTTTTATATCTAATTGTACTTTTGATTTTTCAGATAAGTTACTTTCTTCTTTCATTGTTTAATAAAAAATAAATATTCCCGCACCTTGCGGGACGGGAATAAATATTAGTTACCTCCTTACTTTTTAAGAATGTGATACAAAACAAAAGCACCTACTAATCCAAGTAGTCCTTCTGCGTTAAGTGATCCTAAAATAGCCATAATATTATCAACTACTGATATATTTGGCCAAAAAGGAATACCTGCTCCAGAAAATAGTACTTCTAGTACCACACCTAAAGCTACTAGACTAACTCCTATATGAGTCAGTTTATCAGCCCAAGAGCCGATCTTGTTTAGAATTTCCATAAAATTGGGGTTTTAGTTAAACAATACGATAACTAGCAACTAGTTAATTTCTTCGTTTTTGTTTTTACCGAAGATTTTACCCACTTCAGCTATTCCGAATGAGCCAAGGGTAATTATTACAAATGAATTATAAATGTAATCTTGTATTACGAGTTCTTTCCCGTAAAATCCTGTAATAATATCTACACCTGCAAATATTACCATAACAGCAAAGGAAGCAAATCCTACTACTGATTTTTCGTTAATGTCGTTATTATCTTTAAACAATTCTTTAAATGCCATAATAATTCTAAATTTTAGTTTTCAAAACTATTGTGGAACCTTTTTATTATACATATTAGAATGCACTGCTTTCTTGAGCTTCTTGTATCCCTTCTTGCAGTTCATTCAAATTTACTGGGCATTCTAAATCTAACCCAGCAGCATATTTCTTTTCTACTACACCATCTAAAATAATAAAAATAGTTGGAGCCATTCTTACTCGGTGTTCTTTTTTATATTTTGGAGCTTTTGCAACATCTACACGAAAATATTGAACATTCTGCAATTTATCCCAATCTGGAAAAGCGTTAGCTTCATTAAAGCTCGCCCAATATTCTATAACAACTATTGTACTTTCATCATCCCCGAATGCATTTGATGAATTTAATACTTCATCTAATTTATTATCGTCTGCCCATTCTTGTGAAAAACCTACCAGGGGTAAGGTAAGCATAAGAGCAAGGATTAGTTTCCTCATGTTATCTTTGTTTTTGGATCTCATACAATCTTTCGTCAATCTTATCAAGTTGCTCTTTCATTGATTCAACATCCTCTTGAGTGTCTAAAATTGTTTGACGAATTAATTCGTCTTTAAGATCATATTCTATTCTATCTATTACTGGAGCTGGTAGTTCTTTTGCTTCAGCTATGTCTGCTTGTAATGCAAACCACATACCTACTAAAGCAGCTATTCCTGTACCAATCATCCCTAATGTTTTTAAATCTAAAGTTACTTTAGTATCTTCACCTATTTGTTGTGCCATTATCTAAATGTATAATTTATTCCAAATTGTGTTATAAAAAATTCTGAATCCCACATTCTAGTATATTCTGCATCTGCAAATAAACCAATGTTTTTTCCAATTTTCCAGCCAAAATTAGCTCCACCTTGAAAATCCCACCATTGATCACCTTTTGCAGCATCAGCTAAACCATATTGATCCCAACTATTTCTAAATAAGTAGGATAATGGAACTCTACCATAATCATCTTTATCTCCCATTACGTATTTGTGATAAGGTAAATAAGCACTACCATATAAGTGTAACCAAAAGTTACTCTTATAGTGATAGAAGTCAAAACCAACTACTGGGCTTACTAAACCAAACTCACTAGTATTACCTAATATTTCATTATTATATAATCCAATTAATCTTTTATAAGGACCATCTCTAAATTCTGGATCAGAAGCTGCTATTCTAATACCTTCTGGATTATACCAAAAATAACCAGAAACATTTTCTTGTTGGTTACTTACTGGGTTATAAATTGTTGTAGAATAGTATGCATCAGTAAAACCATATTCATATGCTAATTCATACCAATAATTTTCTTGATTACCATCACCATCTAATGCACTAACCCAAATTTCATATGGGTTAACACCATAAACTCTTTCATGTGTTCTAAAAGCAGCACCAGCAGAAAGAGAGAATTTTTTACCTATTTTTAATCTACCTCTTACATCAGCAGTATTGTAATTAAAGTCATAAGCACCTTGGTATCTAGTTTCTAATTTAACTGTATGCCAATCACCTGTGTGTCTAATAAAATATCTTTGATTTTCCCACTCTTCACCTCTTTTTCTTTCTTTTTCAAAATGAAATAGGTATTCAAGTCCATCTACTGCAGAGGATGGGGAATTTAGGGCATTTTGTCTTTCTATATCTTGATCTCCAGTCCAAAAATTACCTGGTTTTCTTTCGTAACCAAATCTACCTAATTTTCTGATACCAAAACCAATTCTATAATCTGATGGAAAGTATTCAGTTACATCGACAACATCTGGAATATCATATAACCCAGCGCCTTCAGGCTGTCTAATTAAATATTTTTTATCTGACGATTCATATGGTGCTCTGTAGTCACCAGCGAAATAAAAAGTACTGTATTTGAAAACTTCATCATATACAGATTTTAAAATATTTTTTTTCTCTTTTTCTTCTTCTTTGCTTTGAGAATAGGCAGGAAATGCCATAAGCAGTGCAACCATTAATACTAATATCCTCATGGGTGTATCTATTTATGTTTGGCGATAAATATGTGAGGATATTTTTAGATTCGTCTATCCGTCGCAAGAAAGGCAATCTGCTTGACGACTTCCCAAATCTCCTTTAATTACTGAATCAGTTCTTAAATAGTAGAACGTTTTGACACCTAACTTCCAACCTTCCATATGCACTTGATTAATCCATTTAGGTGAATCATTTGGATCAAATGATAAATTTAATGATTGAGTTTGGTCAATATATTTTTGTCTTTCAGCTGCTTGTTTAACTAATTCTAATTGATTTGTTTCTGAAAATGTTAAGAATACTTCTTTTTCATCAGTAGATAAAACTGATTCCGGTAAACCTAAAACTGATCCTCCATCTTCAAGCATTTGTTTCCACCATTTTTCTTTATTTTGGCCTTTAGATTCAAGTAAAGATTCTAATACTTTATTTTTTCTAATAAATGTTCCCTTAGCCCCATTAAATGTATAAACATTAGCAGGTAAAGGTTCAATACCAGCAGAAATACCACCACAAATAACAGAATTTGAAACAGTAGGAGCAACTGCTAATAAATGGGTGTTTCTCATACCAGTACCTCTACACCATAAAGGTTCTCCATATTCGGCTGCTAAATCCATAGATGCTGATTCAGCTTCACTTCTAATTTTATTAAATATGTTTCTTGTATGTACTGTTGAAGCTACTGAATTAAATGGTAAATTTTTCTGTTGTAAAAATGTATGCCAACCCATTACACCTAAACCTAATGCTCTACCTTTAGAAGCATGTTTGTGTGTTCTTTTTAAACTTTCTTTACCATTTGATTTATCTATAAATTCTTGCATTACACCATCTAAAAACCAAATAGCCATTTGTATACAATCTGTATCTTTAAATTCTTCCCATTTAGCTAAATTAAGAGAAGATAAACAACAAATAAATGAATGTTCTTCATCTGTAAATAATGTTATTTCAGAACAAATATTAGTCATAGTAACATCTAAGTTATTCATTCTATAAGCTATAGGATTATTTTTATTAACATTATCCTTATACATTATATAAGGTTCTCCTGTTTCCATTCTAGATTTTAAAACTTTAGCCCATCTATTCATTGATTCTGGATCTCTAGCTTCTAATTTTCTCATAAACGAATCACCTACAACAACACATTGATGTAAATTTAAACATTGTCTATTAGGATCACCTTTAGGTCTACGGATTTCTAGAAATTCATCTATATCACCATGTTCAATATCTAAATTAACAGATGCTGCTCCTCTACGAACATTACCCTGATTAGTTGCGATAATAGATGAATCATAAATTTTACACCATGGAACTACACCTTCACTTTTACCATTTCCAGTTATTCCTTCTCCACGTTTTCTTATGCGAGATACACTAATACCTACACCACCACCAGAAGCGGTTAATTTCATTAGTTCTGCGTTAGTTAAACCGATTCCACGTATAGAATCGGGTGTATCTACACCAAAACAACTAATAGGTAAGCCTCTATCAGTACCCATATTAGATATAACAGGTGATGCTAATCCTATCCAACCATTCCAAATATATTTATAAAATTTACTAGCCAGCTCTGGTTTTTTAAGTCTATTAGCAGCTGAGTTTGCTACTCTTCTATATGCTGCTCTAACTGTTTCTCCAGGGAGTAAATATCCTTTAGAAATTGTTGCTAAAGAAATTTCATCCATCCATTCTGGGTATTCTTTTCCAGCTGTCCAGTTACTATAATCTGCTATTAAATTATTATCCATATTAAAATATTGATGCGGCATCCCAATTTTGAACACCTTTGCTATAATTAGTTACTCTATTTGCAAAGAAATCTGTATGTTGTTTTCCACCTGATAGGTTATCAAACCAACTCATTCTTTGTACTGCGTCTTGATCTATACCATTTACTATAGGGCCATATCCTAGATCACTCATTTTTGTATTTACTCTATGTTTAATAAAAGATATTAAATCATATTTTGGGCATCCTTTTAAGTCACCCATCTCATAAACTTTTTCTATAAAATCTAATTCTAATTTTAAAGATAAATGTGCTGCTTCTTCAATATCAGCTTTTAATTCAGGGGTATCAAATTCTGGATGTTCTTTTAATAATGTTCTAAATAACCAACATCCAGCATCAGAATGTAATGATTCATCTCTAATACTCCATTCTACTATTTGTCCTACTCCTTTAAGTTTATTATCTAATTTAAAAGAAAGTAAAACAGCAAAAGAGGAAAATAAATTAACTCCTTCTGTAAATGCAGAAAAAATAGCTAATGATTTTGCTCTTTCATGCCAATTAGGAGTACCATCATGAGAATCTCTAACTTCTGTTAATGCTTCTATTTTAGCCATTGTAGTTTCATCTTCTAAAAATTCACTAAAGTCATCTAATCCTAATTCTTCATTTAACAAAGAATAAGCTTCAGCGTGAATTGTTTCAAAAGCACCAAATGTAACAGCCATTTTAATAACTTCTGGTTTTCTAAACCATTTTGTAACTAAAGATGACCAATAATCATTTACTACAGTTTCAGTTTGTGCAAATCCTTTTAAAATAGAACCAATTATATTTTTTTCTGTATCATTTAAATTTTGTTTCCAATCATTAACATCAGACATCATTGGTACTTCAGTATGTAACCAATGTGCTTGTTGTTGTTTCATCCAATAATCATGAGCCACTGGATATTCAAATGGTTTATAAACGACACGTTCCTGCAATAAAGATGTTTTTGCCATAATTAAATTTTAATAAGTTATTGTAAGTTTTCTTTAAAACCTTCTAATTTTTGTCGAAGTAAAGCCTTATCAAATTTATCTGTATCAGTATCAAATTTGTTAGTTTGAGTAGGTGGGGCAACATATTCATCTTCTTCTAAATCAGTTGAATAATTATGTACTTCAAAATGGCCCGTAGATGTATCAGCTTTAACTGCAAATGTAAGACCATCCATGCCATATCTGTTTTTCATAATATGAAATCTACCTGTACCTTTTACTTTATCTTCTTTTTTACGTGATAAGGACATTGAAAAATCAGTAATCATCAGCTTATCATAAGAACCAGCTGCTTTATCACCTTCAATTATCTCATCTTTTGCACCCGCACGATTAACTTGCGAAACAGACCAAATAGGTATATCTAATTCCCTAGCTAATCCTTTTGTGCTTGTATAAATATCATCGATTTCGTCCTTACGCTCACGATTTTTCTTTCTTGATGAAAGAAGATCTACGTAATCAATAAGTACTAAATCTGCTTTAACTCCCATATTTGCAACTTTTGCAATATGTGATTCAATAGTTGATATAGTTGCCCTACCTGTTGGGAACTCCTTGATAATAAGTCTACCAGGTAGTTGAGGAACTATTTCTTCTGCCTTTGGTTTTAACTGATCTGTTTTATTAACTGGTATTTGGGTGAAGAAAGCATCATATCTTTTACCTACATAATCTTCACCCAATTCCAAAGTATAGTGAAGAACGTTATATCCCAATCTAACAGCATATCCCCCTAATGCTACAAGAGACCACGATTTACCACCTCCAGGATTACCAAAAATAAGACCAAAATCTCCATTTCCCAATCCACCTTGTAATAATGTGTTAATCCTTTCCCAAGGAGTAGGTATAGTCGTACGAGAATTTTCTCGATAACGTTCTTCGATATCTTTATTATATTCATGTCCTACGTTTTTATCTTGACCAGCTTTAAGAGCACTATCAACGAGATGTCTGATTGCCTCAAAGTCTCCTGCTTTTAATAAGTCAACTGATGACATTAATGCTTTTTTTAATTGTTGGTTTCTACAAAAATTAGTGAATTCCTCCTGCACATATTTCAAATCTTCATCAGATGATACATAGGCTAATTTTAGTTGTTCTTTAATAGATAATTGTAATACATCATTATCTACTTTTTGTAACTCAATTTTTAATGTTTCTAAAGTAGGTGTTGTATGATACTTATCATAATATTTAAGTATCTCTTTAATTACCCATTTATGAGCATTATTTTCAAAAAACTCATCAGAAATAATATCATGTATATTTGTTAAAAACTCTTTATGAGTTAACAATGATGATATTGCTTTTATCTGAAAATCTGGTCCGTAATTATTTAATGATTTTAATGTCAATTCTTATAACCTTTAAAGTGTGAAAATTTATCGTTTAACCATATTTCTAGGTTTCTAATCATTCCCCCTAATTTATCTTCATTATATATTTGAACAAATAATTTAGGTTGTAATTCAGGAAACTCTTGGTCAATAACATAATCTATATATTCTATTTGTTCTGCATCAACCATAGGTTTACTTAAATCCATAATTTTAAAACTATTTTCTAATTTTACTCTATCATGAACTATCCTAGAATATACAACATGTTCTTTAAATTTCCTAGTAGATATGTCAAAGATATCTTCTAATGTTAATTCTTCTGTTTGTAATTCAGGGAATTTTTTAAATATACCTTTTTCACCTAATCCTTTTACTCCTGGTATTTTATCTGAATTATCTCCTAATAATGTTTTATATAAAATAAAATTTTTAGATAATACACCAAATTTTTCTAATACTGTTTGTGAATTATAATATTCTTTTTCCATTGGTCTATATAATATAATTTTGTCAGTTACTAACTGTACAAAATCTTTATCACTAGATACAATAAAACATGTAGAATTATATTTTTTAACTAATTTATTAGATAACACTGCTATAATATCATCAGCTTCTACCTTATCTATTATAGTAGTTTTAACAGGTAATAATTTTAAATACTGGATTAGACGTACTATTTGGTCTACTTTAGCATCATGTTCATCACCTAAATCTTCAAATACCTCCCAATTAGTAATTCTTTGTAAATCTCTACCTGATTTGTACTCGGGGAGCAAATTCTTTCTATTAGTAGAAGAACCTGCTCCATCGAATACTACATAAACAGATGTTGGTTGGGTTTGATTTATTAAAGCACCCAAACTACGAAGAAATCCACCTAACCCACCAATGTGAACTCCATCAGGATTAACCATATTTAACATTGCAAAATTCCTAAAAAATAGATTTAATCCATCTATTATAAGAACCTTATCATGTTTTTTTAAAGTTGGTTCCTCCCTTTGCTCTTGGACCTCGTCCAATAGCTTAAATAATTCTTTATGCTTCATAATTACTATTCTGGTTCTTTCTCGAAATGAGAAATATCTTGAATTTCTTCTCCTTCTTCAACTATATCAAAATTCATACCTCCTAATATTTCAGCCCATTCCTTAGCATTGTCCTCTTTGTATTTTTTAAGTTGATTTGGATCATCCAATATAAACCCATGAGGTGTCATTACTATTCTACCTCTAGTGGTAACACCATTAATGTGATTTTTATCAATTTGTAAGTTAGCTCGTTTAGCAAATTCTACCTGCTTACCATCTTTAATTGCTTTAATTTTAGATGTACCTGCAGACATAATATTACCAAATGTAACTACAAATGTTGAATCAAACCACATTGCATAACCACCCTTATTCATTAATTTAGGTTTACCCATAGGTGATTCTGGTTTTAATGTCCAAACTTTATTAACACAAACTAATGTATTAGTATAAGGTGATGACTCTTTTCTTGATAATGTAATTTTTTGGTTTACATTATTTCCAAATTGAGTTGACATAGCACCTGCATTCCATTCGTTGTTGTTTTTATTTGATTTAAGTGACATTTCACAAGGTACCGAACCAATACTATCCCATAGGAATAATAAGTCATAAGGTAAATTACCTCGTTTTTGTTCATCCATTAAATCTAAAATAAATCCAGCTACGTCTTCAATAGAATGAATAGTTTCTCTATCAACATAGATAAAATTACCATCATAATTGGTAATTTCTCCATTTTCATCTCTTTCTACTTTGATGTCTAATCCCATTTGGATTGCATGTTCCCAATTCCATTTCATCTCTGTGATAATAAAAACAGGCAGTATCCCGTTATTCTGGGCAGATACTGCTGCTTCTATCATCGCTGTTGTTTTACCAGTGTCCGAATGACCTCTAAGTAAAACAATGTGCCCCATAGGGATACCAGGTATTGAGGTAACTTCCCTAAAGGCAGGAGAAAGGGGAATCCATTCTTGATCCTTAAATTTGATATTTTTGTCTAGTCCCTTTTTATTCTTAAAGGCATTCAGATCAAATTTACTCTGAATTTCTTTAGAGACTGCCGCCGATAATGATTTCTTTTTTCTCGCCATACTTAGAAGGGTAAATCATCAGCTTTTTTATCATCAAATAGGGAATCAAATTGGTCTGTTTTGTTTTGTTTAGCTTTTGAAGTATCTAAAGAAAACTTAGAACCCTCAGGTTGTGAAGTGTCCTCAAAATCATCATTTGGTTCTGAGATAATAGCACCTTCTTCTTCAGTTTCAGGAGCTAACCATTTTTCTAATGCTGATTTCATTTCATCAAAATTGAATTTCTTAAATTCAGCATTTGGATCAGGTTGTTCTTTAGTCCATTTTTCTACTAAAGCAGCATCTTCACTTAATGGGGTTTGTTTTAATCTAACCCTAACAGATGATTTGTTATATTGTGTTCCTGTAGATTCAGGTCCTACTGTTTCAATAGTAAGATCTCTACCGCTTGCAATATCAGTATAATCACCAATTTCCTCATCTACAGCTAATGAAAGTAATTCTTCATAAATTAACTTTCCAAATTGCCATAGTCTAACACCTTTATCTTCTTCACCTCTAACAATTACAGGAACGAAAATACGTGTTTTAGGGTCTAATTTCTTAGCTAGAACATAATTTTCTTTATTATATTCTTCTCTAAGCTTACTAGCGAATAAAGCTATAGGATCTTTTTCACCATAATTTAGGGGAGAAAGCATAACTTTATTTGTAATACCATAATAGAACTTAAGTTCCGTAAATGGGTTTTTGTTGTTGAACGCGCTAGGCACAATTCTAATCTGTTGTTTACCTACAGTAGGTCTCCAAAACGTCAAACTATAATCTCGTTTTTGGCCTTGGGGTTGTTTTTGTTGGAGAGTATCCAACTTCTGTTTAAGCATTGATAAATCCATAATTTTATAACTTTTTTTAATGTAACTACAATATACGAACTAGAATTTGGGGAGCCAAACTATAGTTCAATTATTTTATGTATCTTTGTATTCAATTGATTTAACTCATTATGTTGAGTCAATAGGATACAATTTCTATAGTGTTGCCAATCTACTTGGTAAGTAGAATCAACTACACCCCCATTAAGCTTTTTAATTAATTCATTTAAAGCATTAATAGTATACAAGGTATTAGATTCCTTCTTTCTATGTACTAAAATTGTATTTTCTGGGATGGTATGAACGTTACCTTGGTCGACATTATATGTAATAACATATTCATCTTTTCCAACTATTTCTAAAACAAATAGTTTATTGTAAATAATCGTATACTTACTTTTAATTTTTTCTAAAAGCAAATCTAGATTATCTATATCAGTAAATGTGCAGAATAGTTTATTATTCAAATCTCCAATGGTTTTGATGTCAGTTACAACATCATAATTCGCATTATACGTATTTGTTTCCCTATCTAAAGTCGTAATCATAACCTTGTTTTATTTTTATGTTTAATTTATATTTATTAAATACACTATGAATTTCATCCATAATTTCTTTTTCATCTTCGCTATAATCAAATAAAAATGAATCATATGTATATAATATTAATTTTGTTTTTTTACCTCTTAATATACTAAATATATCCCACAGTATACGAACATTCATTGACGTCTCCAAGTTTTGTAACAAATAATTAAATAATTTTTGCGGATTCATTTCCTTATAATAATCTCTTTGATAAACGTAATTTGAAATCGGACACACAATATCCGCTCCTTGATAAAAATCGAGCCACATATTATGTATATACTCTTTTATTTTTTTAAAGTATTCCAGATGCTCATATTGTTGGAATACACCTCCGTATAATTGTTTGAATGTTAGTTCTTTTGATTTAGCATAACTTACCTTGTATAATTTCGCAAGATGATCGTGAATATCCACAGTGGGAAAATTATAATCAATGAGACGACAAGACAAACTAGGATGATAAGCAGAAATATCAATTTCATAAAGAATATCATTAGTTGGTATAAAAGATTTCCTACATCCATTTTCTTTGTTAAGTGCTGCATAGTTTACTCCTTTAAATTTATTTGATGGTCTTGTTGTTAATGTTTTTAAGTTATACTGACTGTAGACTCGTTCACCATTAACGGGATGAAAATGTTGTTCGAATCTAGGTACGTGTATTCGTAATCCACTTCGCTCGAGAGCGTTGAATACCACGGATACTCTACTGTTAAAGAATTCATCATAATTAGTTTTTTCTTTGTTAATATTGCTTTTTAATTCTAAAAACGTGTTCTCACACATTTCATAGTGTTTAACTACCGGTACCATTACATTAACATTAGGTTTATCCTTATGTTTATAGTACAATATTTCATGTGCTTTAGTTAATTCCGGTATATACGTATTAGGTGGTACATTTATGTCATAAAGAGCTTTTAGAGGAAAATAATGTAATATTTCCTTTTTATCCCTACAATATAATACTTCAAATTTATTTAATAATCGGTCTATACCCGTTTTTAACACACTTGATGTCTCGCTATGAGACAAGCATAACATATAGCCTTTAGGTGCGTTAATTGGTCTAATATACACCAAACTTACGGTATTTTCAACCGGGTGCACATTATGACTACTTGGTATAACTTCTATATAAGCTTTTGTATAACCACTATTTAATAAAACCTCGAGTTGGTCTCCCTTCTCTATTAACCAATACATAAAACCCTTTTATTTACCCCAATATAATAAAAGATTTAGTAGCCTCCACTTGATTCTCTATTTTCCTTTACTTCTTTTACTACTTTTGGTTTTAAACAATATTGGGAAAATTGGTTTTTAAAGTAATTAGTAAACCCATAAGCTCTATTTCTAAATTCTACTAGATCTACTACATTTTGATTTATTGTATAAATATCTTCTTCTTTACCTGTTAAATTCCAATTTAATTGTAATGCTTGATAATACTGCCATTGAACTTGGTTATTTTTACCATTAAATAAATCAAATTCTTTTTTATCAACTTCTAAAAATATTTTTTTAGTTATATCATTTAAAAAATACCTTTGATACTCTCCTAATTTATAGTCTGATTCGGTTGGTTTTGGATATGATGATACTGGTGGTCTAGGTGATGGTGTGTTTATACCTCTTCCAATTGAAGAAAAATAAGCATCATCAATTATATAATAAGATTCAGGTAATGGTTCACTATCTTTTGATTTATCTACTGGAGCGGATTGATATAATTGTTTATTTGGTGGGTCTTGTGGGTTTTTACCTGTATAGTATTTACCATCAGATGTTTTAAAATAAGGTCCCTCATATTCTTGACCATTATCAGGATTAGTTAACCCATCACCTGGATTGGCTTTTAAATTTTCTATTATTTGTGATTTTGGATAATACATTAACTTCCTAATATTCTTGTTATTTCTCCTTTTGCAGATAATGTTGCTTTTCTAATAGCTAAATCAATAAATCTACTTTGATTTCTATCTACTTTTTTAATTAAAGCTGAACCTGTTCCAATTGCTATACCGCCCTCCCCATCATCATAATTAATAGTAACTCTTACTGGATCTCCTCCTTTAAGTGTACGTCTTTCTGGAGTGATGGTTTCTTTAGCAAATCGACCTTGATACGTAAATGTTTTAACTTGGCTATTTTCAAGTTCAGTATTTTGTGTATCCCAATCTTTTTGTGGTTTGCCTGGATTGTCTAATTCAGCATTTGATAGTGCTACATCTCTATTAAATTGTACATAAAAATGAACTGAATCAATATAACCTGAGAATGAACCACCCCATTTAATTCCAGATTTTTCAGCCATTGCAACAATACCTTGTTCAATCCATGGGTTTCTTTCTTTCTTTTTAAATGTTCTACCTTTAGGGTCTGTAACATTAAAATCAACACCTGCTGCATAATTATGTACAGATCTACCAGGTGCGGCATTTTTAGGATTTTCTGCTTTTAATTCTACTGATCTTGAGAATGGTCTAAATACTGCATTTATAGTAATAACATAATCATCGTATCCTCCATCTCTTAAACTTTCATAGAAATTTCTAAAGGCATATTGAATATTTTCATTCATGTAACTAACGGCTGTTTCTAATGAAATTTCTTTTCCATATGTTGCATCATTTACCTTTTTACCACTTACCGTTCTATTATCAATAAATTTTAAAGGTTTATCTCTTTTTAAATTAAATGGATCAATTGGACCTTCATTAGCTGGAATGTCGTAAGCTCCCCCTTCGGTACCTACATAAGTCATATTAGTAAATGGAGATTTTGGTGTATCCTGAACATTAGGTACAGCTAAAGTACCAATACTAGTTTGCCAATTGTTATCACTAATAGAGTGATCTACTTTATCAATTATAAATTTTACTGCTTTATCATAGGCAGGAGGTAAAAAATCTTGTCTTATTTGGCAACCATTATAAATTTTAATACCAGATAATCCTTCCATAGTCATACCTAGCTTAATTGGTATAAAACCAGCTTTGTTAGAAGGTATTCCAGTTTCAACAAATATTTTTTCATTTTGTAAATTTACATAACCATTAAAACTTTGATGTCCTTCACTTACAAAATCATCAGCCATAGTTGTGTATAAAGTTTCATCATCATCAAATGTTATAGTTTTAAAATCACCATTATCCATTGGAACTTTTACTGTACCACCAAAAGCTCTAACTAAATATAATTGATAATTACTATTAAATTGTTCAGACTCATCATAAAAATAAGCTTGTATAGCAGAAAATGCTTTTCCTAAAGAAGTTGCAGCAAAAGCTTTACTTATAATTTCTTTTACTTGAAGGGCAATATCAGTTGTTTTTGCTAGAGTTAAAAATGTGTAATAAGTTACATTTTCAAAAGTTACTCCCTTATAAGGTACATCTTTTCTTATAGTAAGTTCTGAATTTCTTTGTTCATTGTCTTTTTTATTATCCCCAAAAATACCAAAACTATCTTTTTTAACATTTCTAGTAAAAACTAAGTTTAATACTTCATTTCTTGTTCTTTCTCTAAAAAGAGAAATTCCCCCAAATAAGGCAGAACCAACAGCTTCTCCAGTTGAAAATTCTGCAGATTCAGGAGCATTATCCCAAGCATTATCCTGTTCTTCAGTACCTAGGTTAGTAAAATCAGCTCCTGGAGTGTCAACCATTGATGGGTTTGTTCTGTCCATTAAACCAATGTTCCATTTAGAAAATGCAGTTGCATCTGTATTTCTTGTTGAACTACCTTGAGCAGTAGCTCCGATTGATATTTGACTAGCTAAATCGGGTGTAATGCTGGTTTCAAAACTAAAATCAGTTATAAAATTAGATGAACCAGACATATTATAACCAAAAATTTCAAAACTAGGAGGTGAATCTAAACCTAAATTAGGTATTGGATTTTGGTCAATAATAGTAAGTACATTATCATCTTTTACTATAACTTCTAAATCTATAACATTACCCAAAGCTTTATTAATCCCAGTAACTATCTTAGTCATAAATTCAAATAAACTTAAATCACCCTTTTTATCTGTTTGTTGTAAAACTTCAGCTATAAATTCAAAATTTAAATAAATATTCATTACCCTTCCATAATAACAAGGACCAGAATTAAAAGTAAATTGTTTTAAATCATCTAAATATTTAGGTATTAAAAGTTCATCAATTTGACTTTCACTACCATAATAAAATTCAGGTTTAATTAAGCAAACTTTTGGATCTAATGATATTAAATTAGGATAAGTATTACATATATTAGTTATTTCATCATTTTCTATATTTAATACTAATTCTGGGTTATCTTTAATGATTAAGGGAATAATTCTATCTCTTAAAATATCTAATAATTGTCCTAAAGTCATAAAATAGTTATAATTAGGCAAATCAATAGAAGGATAATCACCCGAAAAGAAACCATCATAATGCTCTCTAGAATGTTCCCAAGAAAAGAAAGGACCATTAGAACTAACTCCATCTTTTCTATCTTCCCATTTTAGATCTCTTACTAGTTTATACATGTAATAAGAAATTTGAGAATCACCTGCTGTACCAACAATTGCAGAATCTTTTAAATCACCTAAAGGTGTAGAACTATACCCAAAAAATGTAAATGTATCATCTTCAATTTGGTTAGCTGAAAGGGCTAAAACTTTATTTTTAGCTGAAATTGATTCTATAACATCTCCTAAAGTAATTAAATCTATAGAAATATCATACGTACCATCTGGGTTGAAAGACCAATCAAAATTAGTTACTTTCCCAAAAAAACCATCATAATTGTAACTATATAACTTTCTATAAGTTATTATTTTTTGAAGTATTGAGTTTTGAGTTACTTTAGCTGTTTTAAAAAATTCATCTTCAATTAATGTTGTACCAACATGTTGTAATTGACCATTAGTATCAATGTATTTATCAAAACCCCATTCTAACATCATAGTGTAACCTAATCTAAGATAAAGTAATTCAATTAAATCAAACTGGAATTTATTATAGGCTTTTAAAGTAACTTTAGCTTTACGAATAGAACCCCTATTAATACATTCTATACTACAATCAATTAAACCAGGAGCAGGTGAAAGACCAAAATTGGTACCACCTAAACCATAAGAACTATTATTATATAAGCTATTAGTTTTAGCAACTCCAGATCTTGATTCATATCTATCAAAAGTCCCATCTGGTTTAAATTTAACTTCTGATAAAGTATTAAATAATACACCTTTTTGTGCTAATTGGTTACCTGTAAAATTTTCAACATCTTGAATACCTATAGCTTTTAATCTTTCAATTCCATCCGGAACCCTATCTTCATTAACATCTAAAGCTTTAGGTTCAAAACCTTTATCTTTTGTAGCAAAATCAACTCTTGTATCTTCTCCAATTACATAAACTGAAGATGCAAGTTTTAACCAAGCATTTCTATTATTTAAATATTGTATTTGAGCAGGAGTTCTTTTTTGATTAAGACCACTACCATGGATAGATTGTCTTCTTTCTATTTCTAATAGAAGTAATTCATCAAATTGTTCCCCAATTATATTTCCATTCATAACTTTTAGTATCCATTTAATTCATTATAACTAGCAATAATTGATCCTATTTGAGAAGGTATCCTTAATTGCACCCCAGGAGTAATAAAATAAGATCCCTGGTTGAATGAATTATTAGCAATTGAAATAACCCACCATAAAGATGAATCATTATAATATTGTTGAGCTAATTGATCAAATCTATCTCCTTCTTCTGCATAAACGTAAGTATCCTCATAACTTAAAGGAATATCAGGATATTTTGCTGTACCATAATATCTTTTACCTCTAATTGTTTTATACTCATTAGATTTTTTTAAAATTGGTATTTTACTATAACGTGCCATTAGGTAGAAGTTGGTTTTTGTGGGATATAATTATAACCTTCTCCCGAAGAATAGTTATTATTAAATCCATTATTTAAAGCTAAATATCTTTCTTTACCATATGAATTAATATAATTTGCTTCCGCGCCCATAAAGTCTGAATTAGCAAATGTGTTTTGTTGAACTCTTGGTACAAAATCATGTATTGGTATAAAGTTAAATCCAGATACTTTAATTATCATAGGCATTTCTTTTACTGTTGAATCAGAAGCTCCATCAGGTCCTAAAGCTATATCCCAAGGGGAATCATCAGGTACTTCTAAACTCATACCAGTTATTAAACCAGGTTGTTCATAAAACCAACCACCCATTGTCAATGTAATAAGATTTCCTTGCATATACCCGACATCTGAATAATCTGGTGCTAATGTTGAAGCTAAATAATTTAACTTTTGATACATTGGTATTAGTTCTTGTTTTGATTGAGCTGCAACAGTCCAACCTAAAGAAACTTGTCTATCAAATCCTTGGTATTTATAAAAATTTTCTGCTCTACCCATAAATTTCTGAGACATCCAGTCAGCAGAATAACTATCACTTAAATTATCAATAAATGCTCTAAAGTGAATATATGTTTTTTCAGATGGGTTATTATTATCCATTATACCAATTCTAAACTTTACTAAATCATTTTTGATTTCATTTTGAATTGGTCCTTCAGATTTATATAGAGGCAAACCTGTTATTTTATCTAAAGGTTCTAATAATTTATCTGTAGCATTTAAAGCATTTTTACCCCAACTATAATTTTTTAATCTACCCCTTTTTCCTGGATTACCTAAATTAACTCTTTTTTCTATATTATATTCAATATAATCAGGTGATTTAGGTATTAATTCAGTATCATTTATTAATTTTTCTTCAAAATTAGGCTTTATACCTGTATTTGTTCTAGCAAAATTACCTCCTGGTTCATAATAATCTTCTATTTGTTTTTGATTAAAAGCAGCAAATCCAGAAGAAACACCACTAATACTACCTGATAGTATTAAATTAGTAGGTTTAAAATCAAATTTAACTTGGGTTGGGGAAATTTGATTACTTTCAAAACCTTCTGGTTTAAAAATTGTATTTTGATAAACTGAAGTAAGTGCAGGTTGTAATAAACTACCTGAGGATATTATTGAATTGTTATTTAAAAATCTTGTTAAAGCAGTAACCCTTGGATTACTAATAATATTATTAAATGATTGAGCGGCTTTTGCTAAAGCTGGTAATGGGAAATTAGTTGCGAATGAACCAGAAAATTGACCAGTATTACTCATTTGATTAATACCAGTTCTATATTCACTAACCATATCAATGTTAGTTTTACCTACTCCTAAAGTAGCTCCTGGACCACCAACATAGCTATATAAATTATTATCAGTTGTTTTATTATCTATTTTAGGTAAGAATCCTACTAATCTACTTTTTACCCCCCTATTATTCTCTGGGCTAGTATCTCCTTTTGTAATTCTTATATAAGTTGGTAGGGTTATTCCTTTTGGATCTGTTTGAACATCACCTGGTGCCATCCCTACCATTGGATTAAATGGATTTAATCCTTGTTTATTTGGATGAATACCGATGCCTGTTCCTGCTACACTAGCTAAAGTTGATAAAGGTGTAAATACACCTTGATTCATTGCTAAATTATCTTGTATAAATTGACCAATTGCAGTATTTCGAGTTGGAGCATCATCATCTGATCCAGCCCAATTTAAATAACCAGTAGCCGTATTTACATTTGTTAAGGAAAGTACATTTTGTTTTGCTAAATATAAAGGACCATTAGGGGATCTAAAGTCGAATAACATTTGGGTCATTCTAGAGACATCATTAATAACGGCTCTAGGAAATAGTGTCCCACCCCTTAATAAAAAATCTGGTCCACCAGTTCGTCCTACATCTTGAAAACTGGATGGTATTTTTTTTATTACATATGGTTGATTACTATTACCACCGCCTAACGTATCTTTACCAAACTTAAGTTTAGTTAAGTCGGTTTGAAGATTGACTAAACCCCTACTTGCCATTTATTACTCAGGTAAGTTATTAAGATACTTATCATTTTCACTGATAGTAGCTTTTAACTGAGTAGGACTTGGTAAATTATTCATATATGGTTGCCCATCTAATGAATATGTCTTATGAAGGGTAGATAATGCTTGATCAACAATAGCTGGAGAAGCTCCATCCAAACCTGTTAATGCTGATTCACCTGCTCTTAATTTGTCTAATAAACTCATAATTAATTATTTTATTATAAATATTGGGTTATTGAACACTATATAAACCTACTGGTGATATTTGAGGTTTTTTAGCGTTTTGTGTTACTAAAGTAGCTAATAAGGCATTAGTTTTACTATTATCATTCATTGCTACTGTACCTGCTGGTGAGGAAACAACATCATTACCCCTAGGAAATAAATTAGTTCCGGC